CTGACAAAAAAAATTAGTAATATTAGATGATATTGATCTTATTAATGAACAACATCAGCAAGTATTTCGCAATATTATTGACAAATATTCTTGTAATATACATTTTATAGCATCTTGTTCAAATATACAAAAAATTATAGAAAATATACAATCTAGATTTAATTTAATTAATATTTTACCTGTATGTAAACAAGAATTACAGCGAATTATGAATAATATTATTGAAAAAGAAAACATAATTATGGATGAAGATGCTAAAAATATGTTATTGACTATTTCCAATAATACAATTAAAATATTAATTAATTATTTAGAAAAAATTAAATTACTAGATAAACCCATAAATATATCAATACTAGAAGATATATGCACTAATATTAGTTTTACAACATTTGATACATTTACTACATTAATTAAACAAAAATCATTACATAAAGCTATAGATTTAATTCAACAATTATATGACATCGGTTATTCTGTTCTAGACATACTTGATAATTATTTTTTTTATATTAAATATACTCACTTACTTACAGATAACGAAAAATATACAATCACTCCATTAATATGTAAATATATTACAATATTTAATGATATTCATGAAAATGATATTGAACTAACGTTGTTCACTAATGATCTAATTGATCAATTAGGGTAAAAATATATATTTTATTATATAAATAATATAATATATGAATGAAAAATCAAATATTTAAAACATTTGTAGATAACTCTTTATTTTTCGATTTTTTAAATAATGTGTGCTCTAAGGTTGATACATATTATCAGTTTGATATGAATGCTTATAAAAAAAGCACTTATAATGATAATGAAATATTAGCTAATTTTTTATTGAATATTAAAAATAATTATCATATGTCAAAACAATCCTATGTAGAACGTCCTATTACCTACAATAATATTACTACTATATTGAGACAAATATGTAAAGCCAATAATATTCATTTTACTAGTTATATAAAGTATGATCGTTCTAAATATTGTATAAATTTTCATATTTACTTTGAATATCCATATCCATATCCATAACTTAAATTAGTTATACATTTTTCCTAGAACTGGTTGTTTCGAAGAGGACAATATATTATTACCCAAATAATTAGGTTTTAATCCCCATAATCCTGATGGTAATAATGGTGTAGCATAATATTTTACCCAATTAGTTCTATTCTTAAATGGTTCTACTTTACCATGAATATCTTCTGGCATATTTGCTAGTAGTATATACTTACTTAATATGGTATTACCTTCTAACACTTGTTTTTCAGATAGACGAGCAAACCATTGATAGTGCACTCTATTTAATATTTCATTTGAGGGAATATATATACCATACATATTGTCCGAAAAATCAATATAATCATTTGATAATAAATTATCTAACAATATTGGCTTATCATCTTTTGTTTTTATCCCAATCATTTTTCCATCTATTAAATTAATTTTATTTTCTTTTATTCCATAATCACACCATTTTGCAAACTTTCCTAAAAATTCTGTTTCGGATGTATAATCTTCAGAAATAGTAATCTCCATAAAACTTATAAATTTATGTAAAATATCACAATCTTTATCACTTCCCATCATATTGATATTCGGATAATACATGTATTCTACCGATGAACTATTTCTATCAATATTTTCACACACAAACATCTTATCATTTATCGTATTAGTATTGTATAAATCTATCAAATCTTTCATACATAAAAATCCAGGAGGGACTATCATTCCACCATATTTATATAATAATTTAGCTAGTCCTAAACTTCTCATATATGATAAAATTGGTTTTGATATTTTGCTCATATCAATAGACCATCCTGGTAATAACATATCAAAAGAACTATCATCTAGTATACATATTCGGAATGATTTATCACAATGAGATATTATACTATTTACTGTTAAATATAAATAAGGTTGATTTAAGTCTAAAGAACTTCTAGAACCAAAACTTGACCAATCTCTTGCATTATATTCATAACTGATAGGAATCCACAAAATTGGCTTGCTTTCTTTTGATAAAGAATCAGAATCTCTTAATAAGTAATCTTGAATTGCATTATAATTGTTTTTATTTTCTTCCCTTTCTAATTTTTCTTGATAACGATTATAAAAAAAACCAATTATCATTAATACAATAAATGAAATTAGATGGTTCTTGTATTTTAATAATTTAACTAACATATATAATATTATTATATATTTTATTTGATTTACGACCCTTTTAATTTTTAATTCGTCTTAAATTACTCCAGAAATCTTCGTCTTTTCTTCTTGTCTCTTCTGCCTCTTTAGCTAATTGATAACCTCTTTTTGTTGCCTTATCGTCTTCTATATTTTCTCTATTATTTAAATATTCTAGTGCTTGAGATTCAGATAAAGGTTTTGTATTTTGAGTATTTCTATGTGTCATTAATTCATTCACATTACTAAACTTCTTTCTATTATGATAATCTTCTTCTGTAACTGGAATAACCGACTCACAATGAGCCTTTTGTAAATCTTGAAAAGGTAAAGAACTATATAAATCTGAATCAAAACTTTGAGGTGCATCTTGTGATAATTCACTTGCCAATAATCCTGATCCACCATTAAAATCTTCTATATCTTTTTTCACTATTAAACTTCTCGCTTCAGTTTTTCTTTTATCAAATACGTTTTTCATTTGCGATAATGATGTTACTCTTTCTTCCTCAATACCTTCTGATGATTTCAACCAGTCACCATATCCAGTTTCTACATTTTCGTTATATATTTTTTGTTTTTCAAATTGTTCATTAAACCAATTATTAAATTGTTTATTATTTTTTTTTAATATATCATTTTTATCAAAAAAATTATCTAATATTTGTGTTTTATCTTCATCCGATATTTTTTCATAATCTGTGTTGGCTTCATTTATATTTACTTCACCCTTCTTTCTAAACTCCCATACAGAGTACAACATCTTATATGCCTTCAGATAAAAACGAAAATAATCAGGTGGTAATTTTGATTTATCTGGATGTATTTTTAATACTATTTTCTTTGCATTTTTTATATCCGATTCTGTAAAATTACTTGGAATTTTAAATAAATTTAAAATATCATTCAAATTATAATTATTTATATCTAAATCCAAACTATCCATATATTATATTACAAAAAACATTTCTAATATAATTTTTCGTTAATTTACATTCTTTTTTTTCTAATATTTTTACGTGTTTTTCTTTTTGTATATCTTTTTCTCTTTGTTTTTCTTCTTCCTCCTTGTATTATACCATCATCCTTATTAACTGGAATTACTTTTCGTGTTGTTGGTGCTTGTTGTTGTGTATTTTCTTTCTTTCCAAAAGGCCATGAAAACCATGACTTTGATTTTGGTTTTGGTTTTGGTTTTTCTAATTCTTCTGATTCTTCGCGTGATACTAAAGGTGAGTTTTCTTCATGTAAACTTGAATTAATTGTAGATATACTTCTTCCATTTCCCTCTTTATCATTTATAATAGTGACAGCTTCTTGTATCATATTAGTAGAACGACATCTTTTTCGTTTACAACTGCGACAAAAGTTTGATCGTGTTCCTTGATAAAACTCTGTATAATAGTCCCAATTAACAGAATGATTCATAATTTTTAGACATTTTAAATTAGTTGAAGTACAATTCATAATATTTTCTTTCGCACTTAATCCTTGATTACCATCACATCGTTTATTTGGTGTATAAGTTAATTCATGTGCGCATGGTAATACATATATAGGTAATTCTCCCATAATAGTACACTTCATATTTGCACTATCACAATATATTCCATTTACTAAATAACCAATTGTCTCTCTTGTGCGCATCAAATCCGAAGAAAATAAATAATTTATATTTAAATTTTTAAAAATATTGGACAGACTTTTACCAGCACTATATGCTTGTTTTTCACCTTCACTTGTCAAAATTGTATCTGTATTTCCTGGTAATTGTCCTATTGCTTTTTTTAATTTAGAAGTACGTAAATTATGGATTGCTTGTCCATGTCGAACTAAATAAAATTTAAATGTATTATTATTAGCATTAGGTGTTTCTTTGGGTATAAATCTTTCTTCAAATTCAGTTATTTTATATTTTGGTTTATTGGAATCAGTAGAGAAAACTGTATATATATTACTATTACCATCATCACTTACTACACGATAATTATCATGTTGATTTGCCCAATCTTGAACATTTGGAACATAATAAATATAATTAGGTTTTTCTTCATCTACCTCACCAGCATGGATTAATTCGATACTAGTTTGGACAGCTATTACATTAATTTTAAGAACACAACTATTCATAAAACGTTCAATTGGCGATTCTCCCGTTATACTTTCAACTAAACATCGTAATCTAGCCTGATGAGTAGTAATTATACTATTATATGTCTTAGGACTCCCACCTTTTTTTGTTCTATGATTTTTCATATATAATAAATCAATATTATAATTTTCGTTGTGCATTATTTAATGCTGCTAAATGATGCCCAGCTCTTTTAAAAAAGGCATCTAACGCATTAGGATCTATACCAGTTACACTATCATCAGGAGCATAATGATGATTCCCCTTTTTATATAATAGAATAGTCGGAATTCCGTTTACCATTTTTCGTTGTTTAAGAAAAATATACAAATCTGAACTTTCATCTACATTTAAATCCGCACATAATACATCTGGTGGTGAACTAGCAAAAAAAGCATGCACAATATGTTCTATTTTTTTACAAGGACCACACCATTCGGCCCCTAATTTAATAACAATTAATCCTGGATTTCTTTTTAATAAAGTAAAGAAATCATCTCGTGATTCAATAACAGATATAATTTGTTTTCGAAGAGACATATATTATACTATTAGTAAAATTATTACATAATTTTAACCTATTTTTTGATTTTTAACAATAGTTACATTACTAGCTACTTTACGAATAATTTTATTAAAATATTTCTCATCCTCTTCTTTATTGGACCCCCCCATACTTTCATATGATATCTTTAAGTATTCGTCCTCTTCCTTACTATAGTGTGTCTTCCAACTGGGATTCGCATCTGTCCATGCTTTTATTTTCATAACATTCCTATGTGATATTAATTGAAGCGCCTTTTTCATACTACACATTTCTTCCCCCTCTTTTTCCCAAATTCCATTATCTTTTATATACATAACCTCTCTTTTAAGATCACTACAATGAATCGGTCTTTCATATACATCTAAATTATTTAAAGCTTTCATAAATATACGACTAATTCCTTCAACATATCCTAGTTTTCCTACGTTGGCCACATCTTCTACCTCTACCTTAACAGTATTCAAGAAATCACTAATATTCATTGCATTTTTACATTGCTCATTCAAAAAGAAATTCAAATTAAAATTGTTATTTTGAGTATTATGAGTTGTATTATTGACTATGCGATTTTCTGATACTATATTCAACATTTGTTCTTGAATTTTTTGATTGTGTGATAAAACCTCTTTATTTTGTTTATTTTGTTCGACCATTATTTCTTGTAATTGATTATTTTTTTCTATTAACTTCATAACTACTTCTGAAGGTAACGTAGATGAATCAGAATTAATATCATCATTATTTAATGATTTTTCAAAAATATTATCAGCTAATTCTAATTCTTCATCTATAACACAATTTTTTTCATGCTTCCATAAACCAGAACGTGAATGATAAACTTTGTTACATATTCTGCAGTTAAAAGAAGAAGTTGCTCGTTTTTGCTCACTTTTTGTTTCCATTTGTTTCCGTTTGTGTTTTGGTGTCAAAACATGTCTATCATAATTACTCTTTTTACCACATAATACGTCACAAAGTTCACATCTGTATAAAAGGCTGCTCTTTTTTGCTCCTTTTTTGTTTCCATTTGTTTCCATTTTTTATATAATATGGAAACAAAAAAAGAGCCTAAATCCTTTTTTTAATATAATATTTTTTTTGTTATGCAAACAAATTATTATTGAAAAACCCCAAATTACTGCATTATGCTCTAAACTCAAATTTGCACAAATTTCAAATTCCAAAGAGTTGAACAGAATTTGAAATTGGACATTTTTAAAAATGTCCATTTTTGAATTTCCCTAGGACTTTTGGAAAAAAAATTTTTATACATCTTTAAGTTCGATTTTAATATATTATATTTTT